AGAGCAAAAAGAACAATTCACTACTTTAGCTTTCTCAGACTCAACAAAAAAACAAGCGTTAAAAGGTAAGTTTAAATATAAAGATGAAAACGGCAAAGCTCAAATATTAGAATTATCTAACTTGCACGTGCTAAGTGATTTAAGCAATAGTGTTAGCGGTAATTGGATAAAAGGGAGTAGCAGATTAAACGCTTTGTATACTGTTTTAGATAATAGTAGAATGAGTTTAAAAGCTAAAAATAGAAACTTATTTTATACAACAAAGTTTTTAGTCAGCGGACAACACGACCCATCCAATATAACTTCCGTTGGAATGGGAGAGAATGAGCAAAAGTCTATTGAAAGCAAATTAAAAAGTAGTCAAGAAATACACGTTTCTAAAAACAAAACAGATGTAAATCAATTAGTTAACAATTTAGCTTCTTTAAAATTAGATGACAGTTACGTAGCTGACTTATCTATTGTTGGTAATATGTACGGAGTTAGTAAAGATGTTTTGGATATAATGGCAAAAGGTTCTACTTTCGAAAACAAAGAAAAGTCGATTGGTGCTTTTATAGATTATACTTTAATGCCTAAAGTACAGCAACATTCAGACCTTATAGAAAATATATTAGATATTCAAGAGGTTAGAGGATCATTTAAACATTTGCCATTTAACGCAATCTTTGAAGCTGAAAAGGTTTTAAATAGAAAGACTGAATTAGAAAGTTTAAAGATAGCTTTTGATATGGGTTACAACGTAGAAGAACAACTTAAAAAGATATACGATGAATATTAAAGAAATAGATAAGGCACTAACTAAAGAGGATATTTCCCCAGAGTTAAAGAAAGCGTTAGAAGTTAGAAAGGATATTTTAGTAAGCAATAAAATAGTTAAAAAATGATAGTAGTAAAAGAGTTTCCAAATAAACAATTCGAGACAAAAGACGAATTATTTAAAGCGTTAAAAGAAAATAAAGCTGAATTGATTGCTACTAAAAAGATGCAAACTAAAGAGGCTGATTCTACTTTTAATGTTATTGATAAAGATTTTATAATAGGTACTAATAAGTCGGACGTTACAAAAGCAGAAGATATAAATACTATTAAAGCTGAATTAATTATTAATACTACTAATATAATGGACTCTCATTCTGACGTTCATTTAAAAGGTATTTGGAATAAATCAGCTAAAGAGCAAAAGAATGTTTATTTATTGCAAGAGCATAAAATGTCTTTCGACCATATTATAAGCGACAATGTAGATGTTTCAGTAAAAGAGGTAAAATGGGAAGATTTAGGGTTTAAATATAAAGGTACTACCGAAGCGTTAACATTTATAGCTACAATAGACAAAAGCAGAAACGAATTTATGTTTAACCAATACTCTAAAGGATATGTTAAAGAACATTCAGTAGGGATGCGTTATGTTAAAATGGAGTTAGCGTTAAATTCAGAGCAAAAATGGGACGTAGAAGAAAAAGAAGTTTGGGAAAAATATATTAATGAAATAGTAAATAAAGAAGTTGCAGAAGAACAAGGTTACTTTTGGGCTGTATCAGAAGCTAAAATAGTTGAAGGTTCAGCAGTAGTAAAAGGGTCTAACCACGCAACACCTACAATATCAGTTGAAGCCGTTAAAGACACTCCAACAGAAACAAACGAGCCATCGGAAGATACTCAAACAAAAACAAGAAGAAAAAGTTTAATTTAAAATTTAAAAAAATGTTCGTTTACAAAAAAACAGAAGAACTTGAAGCAATGACTGTTGAACAGTTAGACGCTTACAAAGCAGAGTTAAAATCTCACGAAGATGCAGAGATTAAAAAAGGTATTAATAGTGAAGTAGAAAAAGCAATAGCAACGGCAAAAGAAGCGTTGAAAGTGTCTTTAACTGCTGAAATTGAAAATCAAATTACTGATAAAATTACACAAAACAATGTAGCTGATGGTTACGACGTACAATTAAAGTCTTTCTTAAAAGAGAATGAGGACAAAATTAAAAGCATCCATAATGCTGGAGCTGGTTCAGTTGAATTAACATTTAAAGCTGTTGCTGATATTTCTACGGCTAACGGTATTAATACTGCACCGCCAAACATTACAGGAACACAACAAGCAGGTTTATCTAATGTTAATTTACGTGATTTTGACGTAACAATGTTAACTACTAATGTAAATACTTCTTTAGCTGCTTTTCCTTATACAGAAGCTTTACCTAAAGATGGTGATTACACTTTTGTTGCTGAGGGTGCTATTAAACCACAAGTTGACTTTAGTTGGGAAACTAATTATGCTAAGCCTGTTAAAGCTGCTGCATGGATTAAATTAACAGAAGAGTCTGTTAAAGATGTTGCTGGTTTAGAAAGTGTTGCTCGTGATTTACTTGTTAAAAAACACAACATTAAAAAAGCTAAAGGTATTCTTTACGGTGATGGTATTTCTCCAAATCCAAAAGGCGCTACTACTTATGGGCGTGTTTTTTCTGCTGGTGCTTTAGCTTTAGGGGTTACAAATCCTAACTTTATGGATGTTGTTAATGCTGCTATTGTAGATATTGCAACTACTCACAACTATGAAGATGAAGTTCCTTATATGGCTAACTTAGTAATGGTTAACCCTAACGACTTTTATATTCAAATGGTTTCTGCTAAAGATGCAAATGGTTTGCCATTATATCCGCAAGCGAGTTTATTTAATCAAGTAGTTATTGGTGGTGTTACAATTAAGCCAGAAGAAACTATTCCAGCAGGAAAGATTTTTGTAGCTGATATGTCTAAGTATAACACAACTAATTATGTTCCTTATACTGTAAAAATTGGATGGGTAAACGATGATTTTATTAAAAATCAATTTGTTATCCTTGCTGAGTCAAGATTCCACGCTTTCGTTAAGAAATTAGACGAGCAAGCTTTTATCTATGACGATATTGCTACAATTAAGACAGCAATTACAAAAGTATAATTACTATGAAGTTGTTTTTAACTAAAGATTGGGCTGGATTTAAAAAAGGCTCGGAGGTAGATATAAATGATAACACGGTAATTGAAAAAGGCTTAGAGATAGGTTTATTTAATAAAGAAGTTAAAAAAGCAAAAAGTAAGTAATGTATATAACTGACAAAGATTATTTTATAAAAAGTATTTATGTTCCTAATGTTGAAGAGCATAACTCAGAGGCTTCTGTTGAATTAGAAGCATCAATAGACAGATATTCTCGTCAGTTTTTAAAACTTACTTTAAACAATGTTTTGTTTTCTGATTTAGATAGTTATATCACAGATGGGGTGCTTCAATTAGGAGCGCCTCAGAAGTGGTTAAATTTAGTTAACGGTTGTGATTATCTTATAGGTAGTGATACATATACTTGGAAGGGTTTAATACAAACCGAAGGACTTTTTAAAGAGTCTATACTTGCAGATTATGTGTATTTGAACCATTACCAAACAGAAGCGAATACAATGACAGGACAAGTAATATTAGAAGCTAAAAACGGAATGCATATTTCGCCTACTGCTCACTTAGTTACTATTTGGAATGAATTTGTAGATAAGTATCAAGGTAGTACGTGCAACCAACCTAAACAATATTTTCATAACGGCGTTTTATTTACTGATTATTACAGTAATAGAGAAAGCGGTTATGTTAGTTATTTACAATTCTTAACAGATAATAAAGAGGATTATTTAGACTTTGCAGCACCTCAATTAGCTTATAAAAATTCATTTGGCTTATTATGATTATAGGAATGGCATTAAAAAAGATATTCGAGGGCAAAACCATCAAAGTTGGCTTAGACGACGTATCTGTTCAGTTCCATTTTGGAGACCAAAAGGAATTTAATTATTGGTTAGTTAATAGGAAAGCGCAAAAGTACCCTTTGATTTGGTATGTTATTAATGCTCCAGAACCTTTAGGAGATGGAAAGTTAAAAGTAGATAGTCAGTTGTTGTTATTTATGCTTAATGAAAAAGTATCTATGTTTAATGACGTTCGTTATGGTTATACTTACCAAAAGTATTTAGAACCTTTATATGAATTAGTTAATAAGACTTTAAAAGAGCATAAACACGTTACTTTAATTAGTAATAAGCCGTTAGGATATAAAGACGAGCCGTTTTACGGTATTGATATTAATAATCCGAATAACAGCAGTAACGATTTTTCAAGCAAATCAATTAAAGGAACTAAAAGTGTGGGTGTTGACATTGTAGATGCAAAAATAGTAAGATTAAAAATGGAGATAACTCCAAAATGTATAATTTAAAACAAAAATTAAAATGATAGATTTAAACGGATTTGGTGTTTGTGCCGATGACAATTTAGGAACAGGAACTGGAGAATGTCCAATTCTTGACTTAGGAGATTTAGAGGGTTTAGGATTAGTAAAAAAAGGAACTAAAACAGCGGTTGTTGGTGGTCAAATTGACTTTTCAGAAGTTGCATTTAGAACCTTAATTACTGAGGGTAAATTAAACCAATTAAGAACTTCTTACGCATTTGAGGACACAACACCCGAGAATGAAAAAAGTACTTCAAGTACAGGATTAATGCAATCAGTAAGAGCTGGTAAACCAATGTATAACTTTACATTCAAAAAAGGTTTAGGTTTTGCAAAAGCGTTACAATCTTTAAAAGGTTCTGATAGATGGGATGCTTATATGTACTTTTCAAAAGGTATGTTATTAGCTATGAATACTTCAAGTGCTAATACTGCTTCTTTTGTTAAAGGTTTTAACGGTGGTATGTTTGACGTTGACTCTTATAAGTTCAAAGTAGGCGCTGAAACTGAATTTTCTAAAGCTACTTTACAATTAAAAGATGCTGATGAATTTAATTCTAAATGGGTATTCTTGACTTGGGAGGAATTAGGCTTTAACGCTTTAGAAATTGACGGAGCTATCCAAACAGAAGTAACTATTGATGCGGCTGTTCTTGGTGTTTCTTCAACTGTAACCGTAAGTTTAAGAGATTCTTTTAATCGTTCAATTTCTTACGCTGCTTTATTTGATGATGAAACAAAATGGAGTGTTACTACTAACGGGGTTGCTAATGTTGTTACTGCTATCGCTTTAGTTGGCGAGCAGTTAGAACTTACGCTTACTGATGCTTTAGTAGCTACTGATGTCGTAAAAGTTTCATTAAATGGAATTGTTGAAGATATTGACGTAAAATATTATAAATCAAATGTTTACAAAACAATAGTAGCATAGTTTTTTTAGTTTAGTTGTTAATTATTTAAACCCTCTCACTATCGAGGGGGTTTATTTTTAAAAAAAAGTATATGAAGATATTGAATATAAATTTTAGTAATAAGGTAGAATGGACAGAAGAAGTTGTTTTATCAATGCTTAAAAAGTACTCTAAATTAGAAGATAAAGAGTTAATTAAATTAATTAAAGCGTCTAAATTGGTAAAATATGAACTACAAAAAGATACTAAACAGAGCTACAAAAGAAAGGGGAAACGTCCATAATATTATAGGCACTTTAATGGTGTTCAATAGCGAACAAATTGTTGAGGGAATTAGACGGCGTTGGTTATTTGGTAAGGATATAAAT